CAACTTAGCAGCGTCATCGTGATGCAAACGGATGCAGCGTCCGATAGTCTGACTGATACCGATGTAGTCCATATTACGCATAAACAACACTGCCTCAAGTCCGCTCACATTGATACCTTCAGACAAGATGCTGTGATGTAGAACAACAAACTTCTTAGAGTTATCCTTACCCCAAGCGGAGAGAGTGTCAAAGAACACCTCACGATTGACTTTCTTACCGTCAATCACTGCACCAGTCTTGGCAGTAATGAACATCCAAGAATATCCGCGCTGCTCTAGTTCATCGCAGAAATCAGTTTCAGACACCAGAGAGACGATTTGCTTGGTTGCCTTAGCACAAATCAGAATCTTACCAACATTGTTCTCATCAATCGTTTCAAGCAGATTCTCAGAATCACGGTCAAAGTTGGTCTGCTTACCCTTCACCATCGGCAGTTGCTTGACGATAACTTTAGGGGGAACAATGTATCCACCAGCAACAAGTTCAGGAGCAGGAACTTTACAGATAACCTGACCATAAACCCGAGAATCATTCATTCCAGGTTTACTCACAGCAAGCGAATGTTTCGGAGTTGCAGTGAAGAAATAGCAGCGTCGTGCGTTAGCAGCAAAGTGCTCAGTTGCAGGGAAAAAGTGACGCTGAACGCTGTTATGTGCTTCGTCAAAGTAGATGGTATCCACATCAACTCCAGTACGCTCAAGGCGAGACAGGGAGTGATAGGTTGTAATAATCAACTTGTGACGGGAGTTATTGTTCTCAATCCACTGACGAATGACACCAGGACGAGTAGAAGATTCGTGATGAGTTTCGCCACTGTGAATGTGAAACACAGCAGCATTAGTGATAAACTCAAGGAACTCAGCAGAGAGTTGCTCAGCAAGCAGAATACGCGGAGCAACAACAACAATAGTCTGTGGAGTTTCTGACTGCAACTCACGCAGAGCATCATAGATCATCTTCAGAGTCTTGCCCCCACCAGTAGGAACAATCAGTTGGCCTTTGTTATGCTTTTGCATTGCAGCAACAGCACGTTCTTGATGAGGACGGAGTTGGATTTGCATTGGAATCATCATACATTACAAGGACACTTTGGGGGCTCCCCCTTTCAATCACCATTCATTCCAATTCCAATCAGAATCAGAATCACAACACCTACAGGAACAGCAATATACCAGTAAGTTACAAGCAAATAGAGTAAGAAAGCAATACCTGCTAACCAAATGAAACCTTCACTACTTTCAGAACTTATGGAAGAACCACCAGACCTAACTTCCCTCAGGTTAGTGATTTGTTCTGCTCCATATACTCTCTCAAGTTGTTGCTTTGCACCTACAGATGTTGCTGCTTCAACCTCAAGTGTTTGGCGTCCTGCACTAGACCCCAACCAACATTCTGCTCTCCAAGTTGCCATAATAATCAGTCGTTCTTAGAATAATAAGATGCTTTGTGGTTAATGTCAACCTCCATAGACTTCTTCAGCGATAGGAGTATCACCAAACAATTCCTGGAACAACCAGTTTTCGGGTTTGTTGAGGTTGCTTTCACACTCTTTCAGAAAAGCAATCTCACGAGTCCAAAACTCTACAGATTTCTTTGCTTTCAGATACTCATTGCGAGCATCATAAAGTTTGCGTTGGATTTCAATGCGGTCCATAATGAAGTGGTGCTTATACTATGAGGACACTTTAGAGGCTCCCCCTTTCAATTACTTGCTGGTATATTTGTGCTTAAGTTCTTTCTCTGACTTCTTACCTGTAGATTGAAGAACAATATCTCTCAGAGTTCTTTCACCTTTCTTTGTTTGTGCATTTCTTTCTGCTCTACTCATCCCAGATGCTTTGGGTGCTTTATAACCAGCAGCGGGTGCTTTTGCTGCTGGTTTCTTTCTCAGAAGTTCAGATGCAGTTTTAGATGCTTCCTTTGCAGATGGTTTTGCTGAAGATGGTTTTGCTCCGCTTCTTCTTGCAAGTGCTGCTTTTCTTCTTTCTTCTTTTGCTGCTGCTAATTGTGCTTCTCTTGCTGAACCACGCTCTTGTGTTGGTGCTTGAACAGTTGATTCACGTTTCTTACCAACATCTTTACGGGTTTTATATCTCTTAGCAGGGACAGTTTTACCACCACCAACTGCTTTCACACGACGGGTTTCGGGGTCAGTCTTTCTACGAAGTCTTCCTGTTCTTCCTTCTGGACCTGTTTTGATGATTTGAGCACCAGAACGGAACTCAGCATCATAGGTATCTCCAGTTGCTTCGCAGATAGAAATAAACTCCTGAAAGGTACGCATCGTGTGAGTAATAAACGCTTCTTGTTTATTTATATTTTAGTCAGCGTCTTTCAGTTTATCTTGAGCAGATTTGCTAATCTTACAGACCATATCGTTGTCGTAAAAATACTTCACACGTTCGCGGCGAGCAGCAATCAGAATGTCATATTCTTCTTGTTGTTGCTTCGTGAACTTAAAGTCTTGCTTGCGCCAAGCATCTTTCAGTTCGCGGATGTGAGGAAGAACATTTACAGTGTCAGTCATTTGTTTTGTTTGATTAAAGTTCAGTTAGATTGTTCAAGTTCGGCGGCGATAATGAGCAGGTCGTTGCGAATCATCATGCGCTGAGTGCCGCGATCGGATCTGGTGCTACATAAAGGCACCACCTGATCCGCAGCAGCCCGCAGGGCGGCGGCAACGCGAATGCGAGTCGCCCAGTCTTCCGGGTAATCAGTCGCATCCAGCACCGCCTGCGCGGCGGGGGAGAGTTGTTCAGTCATTTGTTCAGGATACAGGAGTTTCGGTTTCGGTGGTCGTTTCGGTGGACACTTGTTTAGGTGTCATCCGCAGATTGTAAGGACTATTGAAGAACCTGCGGAAAGCAGTAACAACAATAAGAAGCGTTGAAGCAACACCAACCAAACCAAGGAAGGTAATAGCATCACCATTGAAAGAATACTGGTCAGGAGTCATAATCAGAAGTCGTAGTTAGTGTTAATCAGTCGTTGAAAAGATTTATTGTCCTCGTTTTCATCAAAGAGTTCATCATAAACTTCTTCAACGAAATCAGCAGGATAGAACTCCTCAACTTGAATGTCGTCGTAGTGATCCATTTTTCGGAATGAACGCTTACATTATGGGGACACTTTAGAGGCTCCCCTTTTTTATCAGCGAGACAAGATTGCTTTCATCTCTGCTCTCTTTTGTGTTTGTTGTGCTCTTGCTTCAGCACCCAGTTCCTGATGAACGTGCTTAATCTGTGCAGTCTTTTGTGCTCCTTGACGCATCGCAACTTGCTTGCTGTAAAGGTTAGGTTCCATTGTTGGACTTTGTTCTGACTGCAACTCTCTCTTAATTTCCTTCTTAAGTGTTTCTCTTTCTGCTGCTGCCTGTTGCTTCTCTTTCTGTGCAGATTGATAATCAGAAACTTTTTGCTTTTGTGCTGCAACTTGCTGTAATTGTCTTTGTTTCAGTTGTTGTCTTCTCTTTTCAATATCTTCTTTAATCTTTTCAATCTTCTTCGCTTTCTTCTTCACTTTCCTGATAGCACCACCACCAATTCCACCCTGCTTCTCTAACTCTTTCTTAACTTTCTTTTCAGTTCCAAGAGGTGTTGATGGTGCATCGTGGCGAGCAAGAGTATAAGTCTTCACACCATCTACTTCTTTATAAGTTCCTGGGACTGCGTGAGGTGGTGTAGAACTCTTCTTCTCACAGATTATCAGAAACTCTCTAAAGGTAATCATTTCTTATCCTCAAGTTCTTTAATCTTTTTCTTCATCGCTTGATATCCTCTATCATATCCACCACCTTTTCTTACTCCACCGTACTTTCCACCAGGACGACCAAAGGGATCAGGTTCTACAGATTTTTCTGCTTCAATAATAGTTTCTCTCCACTCTTCACTCATATTCACCATAATTGCTTCTGCTGCTTGCTCAGTATCAGCATAACCCTCATCAAGAAGGTGTGAGAGAATGATGTCGTAGAGGTCTACTTGTTCTTTGCGAGTATCTGGAACATCAATTCCTCTTCTTCTTTTACTTTTATTTCCAGAACCTTCAATAGGAGGTTTATTTTTTCTAAAGTCCCCCCGAATAGAAGTAACTCTCATAAGTTGATCTATGTTTTGTTTTTGTCCTGATTTTGCTCTTCCAGATGCAGTCATCTTACTTCTAAGAAGTTGCTGTGCTCTTTCTTTACGTGGACCAGTTAGTTCTTCATCAACAGAATAAACTTCCAAATATGCTTCTTGGATATTGCGAATGTCTTTTGCGTCCATCTTACAAATACTTTTTTAGATATTTATGTTTCACTCAAACTCAAGTACCCTATTCATCTTTCGCAGTGGTGGAGTTTGATATGTTGAACAACTTGTACCATCAACATACACAGTAGTCTTATCATTCCAATGTCGCAGTGCGTTTGCCACAATGAAAGAGTTGGTGATAAAAATACTCAAAAACATAGAAAGACGGATAAGAGCAATCTTATCCGCTTCCCTGTCATCTTTACCACTTTTTTCACCCAGAGACTTTGCGATCAGTCGCCAAGCAGTT